GAAGCATTAATCACCAATAAGCTATCTTTAAATTTTGCCAATGTCGATCTTGGTCATCTTGCTTATAAAGCGATAGATGATAAGTTTGCAGTGGAAAAAATTATTCCCTTTCTTAAAAAGAACAAAAGCGTTCAGAGTATTGAGATTACATTTCATGAGATGGGAGATGAATCTCTTTCATGCATTTTTTCAATTCCATCATTGCGTTCGATAAATATTTTTGGTAAAAAAGCTGAAAATTTATTTTTCAATGCCATCCAACAAAATAAGAGCATACAATCGTTAAGTCTTTCTGAATTCTCGATAGAAAATAAAGATATTAAGTTAATATGCGAAAATTCTTCAATTATGAATTTAGAATTTCATGATTGTTACATGGTTTCGGGGGCCGCTGTTGAAATATTGAATAATAATAATATTAAAAACTTAACCATTTCATCCGAATATGTCAGATTGGCGTTAAGGGAATGTTTGAAACCTTACACGGGAATCTCTGAATACGATTGGGCAATGATGAATGTTAGAAAATCCAGAATAGATAATTATTACAAGGGATGCGCACTATTTTTGTCCGCCTCGAATCATTCATACAATATACCTCTGATAACTCATTTTTATAAAAGAAATACTTATGATAAAAACATTTTGAATAGTATTTTTGAATTTTCAAAACCAAATAAATTTAATATTAAATTTGGGAGATAGGGAATGGAAACAGTAAAAAAAATGAAAAGAAAACTATCAGATGATTCTGATAAAAAAGAGAAAAAAGAAAGGTTTGAGCGAGAAGTATCGAGTTCTTATCAGCTTCCGTATGCTAAGTCGATGTTCAAGGCTGGAGTTTCTGAACCAAAATTACTTATTGGGAAAAAGAGAACGGGCGCCAGATGGTGGGAAAAGGGGGATAATTATAACCCTCCTGATCCTATATTAAATAATCCAGCCCAACATGTTATTCCTGGAGGGGGTGTTAATAAAAAGAAGAAAAAGCAAGTTCAAGATAAAGATTGGAGAGAGGCTGCTCGCCGAGAATTTAGAGAGGAGACAGGAATAGACTCAAACCAAACTAGATTTTTTGGACTTCCGAAAGGAACCATTAGTCAAAAACAGAATTTTGATATTTTAAAATCTGCCCCTGGGTCTCAGGGGGTAAGCTTAGAATACGAAAAAACATTTCCTCAATGGGAAGGGTCCCCCAAGGATTATGGGGTAGTTTATTCTCCTGTAAAAGCCCCAGACCTCTTAAACATGAGAAATTATTTCAATACTTTATATCCTCAAGACGATCCGACTCTAAATTTTAGAGGATCTGATGAACTTGAAGCACTTAAAATTATAGATCCACAGCAAGCCTATAATTTAATGCTGGGAGAACATCAAGATACCGAGGGACGTAGAACAGAATGGTTTTCTAATGCCATAAAACATAAATGGCCTCAGGTAACGAGAGAATCGGTTCCAACGGGTGCTGAAAATTCAGACTATTCTTCTCATCCAGCTTCTTTTGGTAGATACCTACAGCTGGAATCACCAACAGGATACGATGCAGATGTCATAAATCCTGCTGCCCTGCGGCAGCCAGATCCAGCCACTCCCCTTGCTCATGGTGGAATGGTCAGTTATAGAAATAACAATCGCCTAATAAATCCAGCGCTTATTGCAGCCTATATAAGGAAATATTATGGCGATGACCTTTAACTCTCTTTCTGCTCAAATTCTAAGCTACCTCATCCGAAGTGACGCAGATACGATTGCCCAAATTCCGAACTTTATCTCTCAAGCAGAACAAAGAATCTGTCGAGAATCTAAAAACATCGGCCTAGAAGTCTATGTTACCAGTGCTTTCCTCGTGGGTAACCCCGTTATCACGAAGCCAGGAAGGTGGAGAAGGAGTCTTTCTCTTAATTTCGGAACCGGTGTTGGAAACAATACTAGAAATCAACTTGCTCTTAGGAAATATGAATTCCTTAGGAATTATTGGCCAGATGCCACAAAAACAGCCCCTCCCCAATTCTATTGCGATTATGGATATTCTCATTTACTTGTGGCTCCCACTCCCGACCAGGCTTATCCTTTTGAATATTCTTATCTGGAATTACCAGACCCCATTACGGTTAATAACCAAACAAACTGGATTACAAATTACGCTCCTGATGTATTTTTATATGCTTCTTTATTAGAAGCTGTTCCTTTTCTTCAGAATGATGAGCGGGTCCCCCTTTGGCAAAATATGTATCAAAAAGGAATAGAAAGCTTAAATTCCCAAGACGACCAAAGATTATTAGACAGAGCCAGCAATGCGAGGTCCGACTAATGACGAATCGTATATCGGTTCTTTCTCCTCAACCTGGCATCAAGCGAGATGGGACAGATTTTGCCAGTCGAAATTGGATTGATGGAGTATGGAGTCGATTCCAAAGGGGGCTACCCAGAAAAATAGGAGGATATAAAGAATTAATTAACACATTGCCTAATATCCCCAGAAAGATATTTATCTTACCGCTCTCTCCAAATTATAATGTCTATATAGCAGATTATGCTTCTGTAAAATATCTACCAATTAACCAATTTGGCACTCCAATTGGAGGAGTGGTGGATAGAACTCCGGCTCTTTTCGATTCCAATCTAGATAACAATTGGAAATTCGATACGATGTTTTCCACGGCAGATAATTCTAGCGTATTAATAGCACATGCCGCCCAAAGCATGTCCTCTATCGATAATGCAGTAGAAACCCCTATTTATTTTGGAGATTCTGCTGCTGTAACGCCTTTAATTCCAACTGGAATAAATGTCTCAGGCGGAATCTCCGTTTTCCATCCCTTTTTGTTCATGTTTGGGAATACAGGAGATGTAAAATGGTCAGCTCCAAACGATCCTACAACCATTTTAGGAGACGCTAGAGTAACAGGCTCAAAAATAGTAGCAGGCAGTGCAACTCGAGGAGGGAATACCAGCCCAGCAGGTCTTCTATGGAGCTTAGATAGCTTAATCCGAGTGACTCAAGTAGGAATAACCACTGTTGAATTCAATTTTGATACTGTCACTGATGAAAGTTCTATCTTATCTAGCAGAGGAATCGTTGAGTATGATGGACTTTATTTTTGGGTGGGAATGGATAAATTCTTTGTTTACAATGGAACTGTTCAACAGATTCCTAATGATATGTCAACCAATTTTTTCTTTGATAATGTTAATTATGCTCAGAGACAAAAAGTATGGGCTACCAAAGTCCCTAGATTTGGAGAAATATGGTGGGTCTTTCCGTTCGGAAATGCTACAGAATGCAATCACGCTGTTATTTACAATATTCTAGAAAAAACTTGGTATGACACTCCCGTTTTACGAGGGGATGGCTATTTTACTCAGGTATTTCAAAATCCAATCTGGTCTGGAAATTCACCCAATGGAGGCGGAAATTATAGTCTATGGATACAAGAAAAAGGAGTTGACCAGGTTAATTTTGATAATAGCGTTACTCCAATTGATTCCTTTGTAGAAACTTCCATTTTTTCTTTAGCTGCCTTTGGAATAGATGGCCAATTTGGTGGCGTAGATAAAGATATTTACCTCTATAGAATAGAACCAGATTTTAATCAAACAGGAAACATGACTTTAACGGTGAAAGGAAGAAAATATGCAAAATCCCCAGTCGTGATAAGTCAAAATAGCCCTTATACCTTTTCTCCTACAACAGAAAAGATAGATATTAGAGACCAATTCAGAGAAATGTTTCTTAAGTTCGAAAGTAATATCGCGGGTGGATTTTATGAAATGGGACAAGTCTTAGCGGTTATTAAATCAGGAGATGATAGACCATGATGCTTCCCAAGGAAACAACATTAAGTCATTGGGCACATTCTTTAATCATCGATTTCCCTCGAGATAACATTCCATTATTAAGAAATGAGTCTGATTGGAAAGTCTGGGGAAATATGTTAGTCCAAGAAAATTCTTTTTCAAGAAGTGGGGCACCTGGACCAGAGCATTATCATGACTGGAAACCTTGGGCACTCGATGTTTTTCACGCAATGGCAAATTTTTAAAGGAGAATAATCATGCCATGGGGATTAAGAAATCTAGGAAGTTCACTCTACAATTTAGGATCTACTGCCTATAACGCAGCGCCCAATTTGGGCATCAGCGATATGTTAAGTCGAGGCTATCAATCTTTACCACAGATAATGCCAAACTTTTCCGATTCGATACCTTCCGAATTAGTTCCCGGAAGCATGGGTCCGCCACCTCCGTCAAATTTGGAGCAGTTTCCAACGATTACTCAAGAATCTTCTCCTGCTGTGATAGCAGCCCATCCTGAAACACCTCAAGGAAGCAGCATGCTGGGTAATTTGGGCTCATTAGCAGGAAGTGCTTTGTCTGGATTAGGCTCTCTCGCTTCTGGCGCTTATAATTCGTTACCGTCTGCTAGCTCTGTTGCAAGTGGGCTTGGTTCCTTAGGCTCCTCTGCCTACAATGCATTGCCTTCTGCTGGTTCTGTTGCAAGTGGTTTAGGGTCTCTGGGGTCAGCCGCTTATAACGCATTGCCTTCTGCCAGCTCTTTGGCAAGTGGCGCTGCTTCTGGATTAGGAAGAGCAGCGGGTTCCGCTATGGGAATGATTCCAGAGCAAACTAGAAATAATGCTTTTGAAAATGTAGGAAGCAGACTAGGCGGACAACTTGGTTCTTCTATTGGAAGTAAATTACCATTAGGCATGGGCCCTCAATTTAATGATTATGCTACCAACTTCGGTAAAAAATTTGGAAATTATCTTTCAAGCCAATTTTCCAACAATCCTCAATCCTCCTTTGGAGGCCTTAAAAATATAGGAGCAACATTAGGAGGAGGGGCAGCGGGAGCATTGGGTGGAACAGGGCTTGGGGCAACAGCGGGTTCTGCTTTAGGAGGATATTTAGGTAAAAAGCTTGGGAGATATGGTGCCCCGGTTGGAAAGGTGTTAGGGGGACTTTTAGGGGGAGGATTAGGGGCTTTAGGGGGAGCTTTAGGAGGAGGATATTTGGGAAATAGATTTACCAAATTTCATTCTGGGGGCCCTGTAAATAACCCTTATTATTCAATATAGGTTATACTATACAGTCGCCTCAGGAAGAGGTGGCTTTAACAATGACACGGAGAGTCAAAAATGAGTGCATTTACAGATTTTTTTTCTAAAGTGGGTCATGGTCTAAGCAGTGGTTTAAGTGCCATTGGTAAGCCTTTAATGGGTGCGGTTAGTTCATTGGCGCCTGTGGCGGGAACCGCCCTAGGGGGCATGTTTGGGGGCCCAATGGGCGCTATGGTAGGCGGTGGACTGGGAAATGCCGCTGGTAATCTTCTTGGACACTTTGGCGGTGGAGGGGATGCGCAGCAGCAACCAGCCCAAATGCCACAAATGCCTTCCTTCCAAGGAATGGGCCAACAGTTTGGCGGTCAAGCCGGCAATTATCTGAATCAGATGCTCCCTCCTCAATATCAAGGAATGAATATTGGCCAATTAGGGCAATCTTTCAGTTCTAACATGGGTAATCAGTTAAATAATATTCTACCACAATCCATGCAAGGACTTGGTTTAGGCCAAAGAGCGGGTGCCTTTTTAAACAATCAACTTGCTTCCAGAATTCCAAGTGCCTTCCAGAATCAGACACTTGGGGGCGCGGGTGGTCTTTTAGGAGGTCAGGGAGGCCGATATATGGCTCCCATGCTCCGTAGCAGGTTTGGCTTTGCTCATGGGGGAGGAGTTCATGGATTGAGAGATATGGCTGATTTGCTAGGGCATCATTATTACGATGAAGGTGGAGAAGTTTACTCCTAGGAGAAAAGCATGGGATTTAAACTTGGAAGAGTTTTAAGAAAGGCAGCCAAGTATATTCCTGCTGTTATAGGGGCGGTAGGCGGTACTATGTTGGGTGGCCCTGCTGCCGCAATTGCCGCCGCTTCATTAGGGGGGACATTAGCCAGGAGCAGGAAGAATAAGCTTAAAGGGGCTTTAGAGGGGGCAGGAATAGGAACGGCTTATACGGCACTTGCTCCCATGGTCGTTCAAGGATTGGCCAAGGCGGGCGGAAGCAGTTTGATAACGCCTACGTTAGAGAAGGCGGTTGGCTTAACAAAGCCTTCTTTATTGAGTCAGATAGGCATTCAGTCTGCTCCTACGACGGGAGGAGGATTAGGCTTCTTTGGAAATGTTGGGACGACTGGGGTAATTGATAAAATGCTTGCGCCAAAGATAGCAGGATTTGCTAAACCTGCGGCTGGGGTATTGGGGGCGAATACCTTAATGGGGGGCATGAGAAGGGAAGCGCTACCAGAGCAGCAAGAATCTTTTTTTGAAAAGGCAGCTCCGAAGTCTTTATTTGAGAAGGTATTAGAGCCCAGATCTGTATTTGGGAAGGTGCTTCAAAGTGGTGCTAAGAATCTGTTAGAGGGAACAAGGGGGAGTAAATTTCAGCCGCCACCCTATCAAACACCAGGACATGATTTTGGGACAGTTCATATTGGTCCCATGGCGGGTCATCCCATTGGAAATTTGTCGCCTCTCGGATTTGCGCCAGGTCTTCCTCATTTTCCCCTTCCGTCTGCGATGTCGGCCGCTCAAGATCCGAATGCTACTGCCTTAGAGAAGTTGCTTCAAATACTTCAAATCTTGGAAGCCGAAGAAAAGAACTCTCATCTTAAGCAAGAAATCCCTCAGTTTAAAGAAGGCGGGTATGTTGATGGGAGTGATGGAGGACAAGATGATACAGTGCCAACGCATTTAGAGGAAGGCTCTTATGTGATGGATGGAACGACAACTTCTCTTTTTGGAGATGGGAACAGCCATAATGGGGGACATAAGTTCCAAAAAATGGAGGATTCTTTTTTAAAAAGTGGGATTATTAGAAATCCGGAAAGAAGTTACAGAACTCGAGTGATTAAGGCAAAAGTATCTCCTGGAGAATTTGTTTTCAAAAAAGAATTTGTTGATAAATTGGGCAATGGAGATAATAAAAAAGGAGCCAAAGTATTAGACAATTTTAGGAATAACTTACGAAATCACAAGGGAGTTAATAAATTTCTTCCTCCAAAATCGAAGTCATTTGAGCAATATGTCAAAAAAGGGAGGAATCACTGATGTCAGTGACCACCTCAAAAATATCAGAGCAGACAGGAAGTATTCCTCCTTATTTATCGTCTGCTTTTGAAGAATTAGTTAAAAATGCCAAGGGACTTTCGAAAAAGGAATATGAGCCTTATGAGGGCAGACGAGTAGTAGAATTTCCTACTTTAATGGATAGGTATTTTGATATTGTTTCTTCTACTGGTTCTTATAGGCCTTATATTTCTAGTGCTGTGAATAGGATTGATAAAGGGAGTCGTTCTTTTGTAGGTAAGCATGAAAAATACATGAAACCCTACAAAGAATCTGTTTTAAAAAAGCTTCCATTACATGCAACCAGAACGTTTGAACATGGCATTATGCCAGAGTTTCAAAAAAGATTCTTAAAGACGAATCAACCGCGATCTCTTAGAAATAAGAAATTGGCAGGACAGGTTCGTTCTGATTTAAAAAATGTTTATGGAGAACAGGTTTCTGAAGGGATGTCTAAGGCATATAGGAATGCGATGCAGAATTATAATATTCATAAAGCAAGACAATTGGAAGCAGCGCATACGTTAGCGAGCTTAGGGATTTCAAAACAAGCGCAACAATTAGCGCACGCCCAGTCGTTAAGAGAATCTGGTTCTTTGTTGTATGATTTAAATCAAAGAATGGCGGATTTAGAATATGAAAACTGGAAGGCAAGGCAACGTCATCCTTATGAGAATTTATCTCAATATGCTTCTGCTATTCAAGGGATTCCTTTTGTTCCTTCCACCTATCATCATACTGAGATTCCCAGGCCATCTACGACTTGGCATGGCTCAGATTGGAAGAATCTTGGGTTAAATATTTTGGGAAATACTTTGACATCTGGTTTATCCTCAACTAGCCATCAAACTTCTCCTTCTTCTTTTAGTGCTTCTTCTATTCCTCCCTCTATTCATGCTGAGGCAGAAAAAGTTCGTTTTCAGAACCAGAATGTTAATCGTATTAATGCGCAGCATATAGCGAGAGGAGAGCAACCTCCTTATGTGCCAGTTAGATTATCGGATGAATATTGGGATAAAAGATTGAAAGAGCTTGGGATACTATAAATGGCAACACCTGCTGAAATTTTTTCTAGAACGTCTGGCAATTTGCCACCCTATCTTGATCAAGCTTATCAAGAGGCTGCCAAGCGGGGAATGGAACTTTCCCATCGGGAATATGAAGAATTCCCAGGACGTCGAATTTCTGAGCATCCGGCGCGATTAAGTCGTTCTATAGAATTATCTAGGGGAATTAATACAGTTTCTCCTTATGCTGAACAGGCGCTTTCGAAAATAAATCGCGCAACCGAACCTCCTCATAGGGGATATCATTCTTTTTTAGATCCTTATCAAGGTTCTATTTTAAGAAACATTGAAAGAGAGGGGGGAAAGGTATTCAAGAAAAAAATTATGCCGGCCTTGGATGCCAGGTTTATAAGATTAGGTCAGTATGGCTCTTCTCAACATGCAGAAATGGCCAGAGAAGCAGCAAAGGATTTACAAGAAGATATTCTTTCTAAGCAAGAAGAAGTTTTGACAAAAGGGTATCAGCAAGCCATGCAAGGATTTGGATTAGAGAAATCTAGAGAATTAGAAGCAGCAAAATTGTTAAATAGGTTAGGTATCGTTAATCAAGCAGCCCAGTTAGCAGATATCCAAGCCCTAAGAGAAGCAGGACTATTAGAGCAAGAAAGAGAGCAAAGAGCATTAGATGTCCTTTATGAAGAATGGAAGGCCAGACAACGCCATCCTTATGAAAAATTATCAGGATATTTATCTGTTTTGCAGGGGGTTCCCTATGTTCCTCATACTTATACTCGTTCAGAAATACCAAGGCCGTCTGGGACGTGGCACACTGGAGATTGGAGAAATCTCGGAATGAATATATTAGGGGACGTTCTTTTAAGAGCGAGAGGGGGACGTGTAAAACAAAAACCTCCTCATTTATGTAATCTGAGAGGATAAGATGAATATTCAAGATTATTGGCTTCAAAGCGTTTTGCAAAAACAGCAGCAGGCTTCTCCGATAGTCAATCCTGCTTTAGTAGCTGCCATCCAAGAACATTCTCACTCCAATATGGGTAATCCCTTGGGAGAGGGAGCTCAGATTGCCAAACAATCCTCTGGAACAGAATTAGCGCATAAAGTTCTGAAAGGGATTGGGAGAGGAATATCGCAGATGGGATTGGCAGGGCTTAGAGCAAGCCCAACAGAAAGTGTACGTCAGTTTGGCGCAATGATTCCAACCCCTGCGGAGAAAGAGCAAGAAGAGTTTCAAAAACAGGCTTTTTTGATGAATGCTCTGTCCAAGCAACAAGCCCATGCTGATGAAATGCGATATAAGAAAAGCGTTTTGGATGAGCAAAGAAGATATCATGATATCTTGGGTAAAAAATACGCAATTAAATCGGCCGTAGAAGCCACCGAACCAACCCCACCAACTTCTTCCGTTCTTCCAGGGGTAGATTTATCTCAGTATCCAGAAATTAAAAGTACCAAAGAGCGTAATGATTATGCTTCTACCTTAAAGGGAAGCAATATGGCTTTTAACGCACTTTCCAATATTAAAAATGATTTGGATAAATTAAAGGATACTACCAAAGGAAATATTTTTTCTCCGATGGGTAGTGCGATTCCAGGGATAAATAAGGTAAAAGAAGTTGCGTCTCGAGTAATTTTGAATAAAGAATTACAAGAAGAGGTCATGCTTCGAAAAAGATTAGAATCTCAATTTGCCAGATTAGAGCCTGTCTTAGAGAAGGGATTAAAGGGAAGCGCAGCAGGCGAACAGACTTTAAAGAGGTTTCATGATTTAAAGGTTTATTTTGATAGTGGCCAACCGATTAATATTATAGAAGATAGGCTTCAGGAATTATTACACGAAATAGGAGAAACAAGAGATGTTGCCAAATTGAGTCTCCTATCTGGTCGACATATTGATTCTATTCCGAAGGATTATAGAGAATCAATACAAGAGGTAGAGCAGCAAAAAGAAATGGGTCCTTCTGTGGGTAATGCAGAGATTATTTCTAAGGTAAAAGCAATTAAGCCCGGATTAAGCGATGCCGCTATTTTAGAGGCGCAAAGGCGGTTACTGAGTGAACACTAATTTTGAATCTGAAGTTCAAGAAGCAATGAAGATCTTAAAAGGAGAACAAACTCCTATTCCCCTGGAAGATGAGTTTGAGTCCGAAGTTCAAGAGGCGATAGAGGTTTTACGTCCGAAAAATCCCCCCGATTTGACAGCGAAAAGAGCGATTGGACTAGCTGCAAGGGGATTTTCGGAAGTACCTGCTGAGATTATTGATATCGCCTCTAAAGCTGCGAAAGCCGGAACATCGGAACTTGAAAGCTACCGGGACTGGATTGGAGAGAAGTTCAAGAAATCAGGAAAAATGAAAGAGATGTCCCCTTCCGCCCCCCCTGTTTCTTTTTCTGCTCATATTCCGGAGACTGAAATTGCTCCTAAAGTAAGAGAAAAGGTGAGTTCTGTTTTTGGGGAAGAATTAACCCCCAAAACGCCAATTGAAAAAGCCATTAGCACAACGGGTTCTTTTTTGTTTCCTGTCCCCATTCCAGGAGGAGCTGGATATATTAAAGCAGCCAAGGCAGGACTTGCGCCATTGGCTAAACATATTGGGAAAGAGGCAACCATTGCTTCTGGAGCAAGCACTGCCTTAAATTTGACGCCTAAAGCTTCAGAAGAGGGAACCCTGTCTGGCGCAGCAGAGGACTTAGCGAAGGTATTGGTTGGCGCCAAAGCAGGTAAAATAGCGTCAGACATTCCTGGTAAGATATTGCATCCGATTGAGTCCTCTAAAAAAGGAGTGGCTAAACTTGCTTCTAGATTTATCAATCCAGAGGAAGCTTTTCTTTCGAAAGCAGAAAAGCATGAAATTGAGGTTCCTCTAAATGTTGGGGCTAATAATAAAGCAGTCAATTTTGTTGCTAACAATTATTTAAAATCTCTCTATGCTAGTAAGAAATATTCTGAGGCGTTGAAGCGGGCAGATGATTCTGTTATGGAAGCAGTTAAGCGTTCTATTGATAGTTTAGGAGATGCTAATTTAAAGCCTTCTGCTGCGAGCGCCTCCTATGCTCAGCATTTGAAAGAAGAAGAATTATCGTTTAAGAAACAATCAGATGAGTTATACAAGGCGGCTCGGAAATCCCTGTCTGAAAAAGAGGGGGTTGTTCCAAAGAATACCCTGAAGGCATTGAATTCGGAAGCAGTTAGAGATTTAGTAGGAAATTTATCTCCTTCTTCTAGTGAAAAAGTGGTTATTAATAGGATTAAGGAGATATCGAATAAATTATCTGGTGCAGAAGAGCTTTTGGCTCTAGAGAGATATAAGGACATTAATCCGAAGCAGTTAGAGAAGATTAGGAAGCATCTTTCTTCTAAAAAAGAGGTTCCTGTTAAAGAATTAATTAATCTTAGAAAATCTCTGTTGAACAGCTTAAGTTACGATTTAGAGGTGAGGGGGAGCGAAGCTTTTCTTTCTAAGTTGGTTAATACTTTAGATTTAGATATTAAGACGCTCCCTAATAAGAAGTTCATAAATGAATATGAATCTGCCAATAGATTCTTTAGGGAAAATATTGGTCAGCGGTTCAGAAAAAGTATGGCTGAGAGTATTTTGAGGAAAGAGTCTCCTGTTGAGGCGTATAATTTAATGAATTCTGTTGGAAATATTACTGCTTTGGAGAAGATAACAGGGCATAATCCGAAAAGTAAGGAATTATTTGATTCTTTGAAGAAAGCGAAGGCGAGAGAAATTTTGAGCAGTGCTATTCGAGGAGAGTTAGGGGAAGCGGCAGAATTGAATGCAGGTGCTTTAGGGAGATTATTTAGCCGGGGAGAAAAAAAGCAGGAATTATTGAGTAAGCTCTTGGGAGAAAAAGAATATAACAATCTAGCTGAGATATCAGAGATTGCGTCTCAATTTGCTAAGGATGGAAGAGAGCTATTGAACACGAGTGGTACGGCGCACGTTTTATCGGATGTGCATGCCACCAAGGATATGATTCATCAGTCTTTAAGGACGATGTTATTTATTCTTGGAGGGGGGTATTACAAGGGGGAAGCAGGGGTTCTTGGGGTAGCTGCTTTAAATGTTGTGCTTCCTAATGTTGTTTCTCGATTATTGGCGGATAAGCAGTTTGTGTCGAATGCCAGGGCATATGCTCTTGCTAGAAAGAGAGGGAGTGATAAGTTTGCGGATAGCATCATGAGAAAGATGGTGGTTCCTGTGATGAAGACAATAAAAGAATCTGAAGGTGAAGATAAGGAATAGAGTATGGCAAGTTATACGGATATTTTCGGTGGAACGGTTGTTCAGACTGCTGATGTTTCTTATTTAGCGCTTACCTTAAATGTTGCCAATACAGTGTTATCTTGGCCAGTTCAATTTCAAGATGTTAATAATGTAGTTTCTCATATTATTGATGTTACTCCAACGGGAGGGGGACAGACAGTCACTTTACCGGATGCGACTCAGGTAAGTGTTGGGCAAGATATTTTGATTAACAATCCAACAGCGACTCAATTTTCTTTGGATAGAAATAATGGAACCTTGTTATCAAACGTTGCCGGGGGCAACATCATTTATTTTTATTTGATAGATAACACTACGACTGCTGGAACGTGGCGAGCTATTCCGTTTGGGGGGGGGGTTGCCGCGGTGACCAGTATCGATGCGGATGTTCCCGATGCGACAGATGCGGCCAACATGGCAATTGCGGGAGGCCCGATTACAGCTGCGGGTATTTTACATTTTTCTTTTCAGGGAGATATCTCTGCTTTGATAGGATTTGGGGGAGGAACTGGGATTTCTGTTAGGACGGCAGTTAATACCTGGGCGCTTCGTCAAATACAGCCTGTTACGAATGGGAATTTAGTGGTTAATAATCCAGATGGTGTCGCTGGGAATATCACGATAGATTTAGCGCAAAATGTTGGAATAGCGCCCAGTAATCCAGTTACCAGTCTTAGAGTTGGGAATATTACTCTTTCTGGCTTGAATATTATCACTAACTTTATGAATGGTAATTTAAATCTTATGCCTAATGGAACAGGGGAAGTAGTAACGCCTAATAATCTTTCTATTACAACGGGAGGATTATTAAAGTTTTCTAATGCTGCGAATGATCAGACACTTTCTTTTTCTGGGAGTGAGCTTGAAGAGAGTATTGATTTAACGTGGCCAGCTCGTAATCCAATAGCGGGCCAGGTTCTTCAATTTGTGGGTCCGAATGAATTGGGATGGACGGCAGTTGCCTCTGTATTTGGAGGAGTGAGTACGGATAATGCGATTGCAAAATTTAGGGGAGGTGGAGGACAACTTCAGAATTCCGCGGTTTTTATAGATGTTGGAAATAATATTACTACGGGTGGAAATGTTACCGCTAATTCCTATATCGCTGGCACTATTACGATAGGGGCCACTAATGTTATTTCTACATCAGCTGGAAATATTACGATGGCCCCAGTACCTGGGTCAGTTTTACAAATTAATAGTAATATTTCCCTTGGAAATATTTTAAATTCTTATTCTCTTTTATTTAATTCAGGGGCATTCAATGTTTCATTTAGTGTTCCTGTATTAACCGGAAATGTTCCATTGGTTCTACCTGCTGCTCCGGGGGTTGCGAATTCATTATTGGTAAATGATGGCGCTGGAAATTTAAGTTTTACAAACACGGCAACCACTGGAACCAGTGGATTGGTAGCATCCTCGGCAGATACTTTAGCAGCGACAAATCCTACTCGGCCCGTGGTTCCGCTTTATATGAAGGCTCATCCTGGAGTTTCTAAGGCGAATGGGATTATTCGAGGAGCAGATGGCGTTTTACTTTATGGTTATAATATAGCAAATGTAACCAGATATGGGGCTGGTCAATATAGGGTAGAGTTTGCACTCAATTTTTCTAGTGCAAATTATACCGTTGTTCTTTCAGCTGAGAGCGGCGGACTATCTTATCAAACTGTTTATGCGAATATAGCAGTGGATAGAGTTAATCTTGTTGTTTACGAGGCAGCAGGGGGAACGCCGACAGATCCGGTTAGCCTTTCATTTGCCTGTTATGGAACACAATGATGCTCATATTAACCAGATTTGTGGGTCAATCATTTAATATCTATCTTGAAGATGGTTCCTTCATTAACATCAAAATTCTTGATAACCAGCCTTCTCCTTATGGGAGATTATCTAAGATAGGAATTGATGCCCCCCGGAACCTTAATATTGTAAGAACAGAGCTGGTTAAAAGAGAGTCAGATGATTATTACGAATTACAATAGACAATTTCTTACAAATTTATAATCCATTTCTTACAAAAAAATAGTTTCATTGGCTATGAATTTTAATAAAATTATGCTTATCATTAATAATGAGGGGAAAAATGATGAATCAGAAAATCTTGTACGGTAAGGAATCATTTGAATTGCTTCCCTGCGATGAAGATGATTACCTGAGATTTTTAAATGAGACCGAGGGAGAGGAATATGAAAAAACTAAAGATTCAACAGAGAAAGAATAAAGTGACCATTGTAAAAATAATAGAATTTTTTGATGTCTTTTTAGATAAATTTTCATCATTTAGTTATTATGTGAAAAAATGGCATCCAGCCAAAACAGTCGTTCAAGTACAAGATTTAAAGAGTGGTAAGATTTTTAACGTGTACGAAAACCAACTTAAGATTGTTACCAAACATATTAATGACAATCTGAGTGTTTGTTGTCTTTTGTACGATTACGAGACATGAGAGCGTGTTATTTTTGAAAATTCTAGAGAGATAACCAAACTTTGCACGCTCTCGCTCTAGAAGGGTCTGATGAGGAATAAGTATAGCTTGTTTTTACATTTCCATCAATCCTTTTACTTATAAACCAGAAGGAGGACATGATGAAAAAGAAAGATGTTGTTAAAAATATAAATAAGGTGGTCATTGATTTTTTTAGGCAGGATAGCGAGGCGGATAAGATTATCCGGGGGTGTAATTACTATCTTGAGTCTAATTCTCCCTATTTAAAGAAAGTTATTTTTAAAGATATTCTTATTTCCTTTAAATTATTGAAGGAAAGGATTTCTTTGATTGATAATGTTATTAACAGGTTAGGAAAATAGGAGGGGATCATGGAGATAAAAAATTTAACCTCCAAGATGATTAATGTGATGCAGGAAGTGAATTATATTCAAAAGAATGGGTTTAATACCTTTCATCGGTATAAATATGCCACGGAGGCAGATATTACTTCTGCTTTTTCTGAGGCTTTCAGGAAGCATAAGATATTTATGTTTTCTACTGTATTAGAGAGGAATTGTTCGACCTATAAAAATAAAAAGAACGAGGAATGGTTCATGGTCACCGTGAAGATACAGATTACCTTTGTGGATGCTGAAAGTGGAGAACAGTTCACAGTAGAATTCTATGGAGATGGGACTGATCCTGGTGATAAGGCAATTTACAAGGCTCTAACAGGGGCACAAAAGTACGCTTTAATGAAGACGTTTTTAGTCTCTACTGGTGACGATCCAGAAGAAGAGAAACATGAGAATTTTATTGAATATAAAAGGAAACCAATAGGGGAGCCAATTTCAGATAAAAGAGATGCCTTGATTGAAGTGATGGAGCTTAAGGCTCATCTTGGGATAGAATCATTGAAAGAAGGCTGGAATGAGTTGAGTGTTGAAGAGAAGCGCTTGATAAGTCCAGAGCTTGAGAGGCTTAAGAAGATTTCATCTTCAAATGGTAAATACACAGAAGGAGAAGGAGTTGGCTGATGAGTAATAAAAAAGGAGAAGAGTCGAATAACACTAAACTTAATAAAGTTAAAAGGTACCATAGGGAATTTATGGATATGCTTCTTAAGGCAGAAGAAGATTTAGGAACCCAAAAAGTTTTTTGTCTTTCATGTGCAATGATTGGCTCTTTATTGAAATTCATAAATTTATACAGAGAATCAATTGATTCCTCATTATATCCTGAAATATCAGAATTTTTTAGAGGGTATGAAAAAATGTTTGAAATATATAAAGAAGAAATAGAATTTTTAAGGAAAGGGAAATAGAATACGAAAGTGGGAAGTACTACTTCCAAACTGCTATTGCCACATCCACAGTATGTCAATAAGCGGAGCCTGAGTCCAGTGTTATATTTTCCAGAGGAGCATCTGGTACATAACGCTTAGATAAAGGAATCCCCCCTTTTAATGGAGGCCCTTTTCGAACAGGAGACCTTCTATTCTTTTACGCCGGTCCAGAAGACCTCCCATGTTCTATTATCATGGTTTATCAGGACTTACCCGCCATTCAACATTATAAAATTTATCTATCTAAGTCAATAAATATTAAAAAATAGTTTATTCCCTACACTCATATTGATAAATAGATTACAGAATAGTAAAATAGTGGATTACAAATTTAATATCCAATGGATTACAAATTGAGTTTGTATATTGGTCTGTGCATAACCACTGTATAACTTATGTATAGATTGTTAAATATTCTAGAAAGTGATGAACCCCTCTAAGGAGTTAGAAAGTAGGTAATGGTAGCTCTAGAGGAATCAATTATTATGTCTTTAATAATTTTATAATTAGGTTCTCGCTAAAAATTTTTAAGTTATAGTTCATACAATAAAATTTGTTACCTAATAAATAATGCGATAGGGCTTAAAATTCATAATCCCCATACAAAACTCCAACTTAAACAATAAAACGTCTCCTATACCCCTTAAATTTAGAAATTAGGGCATAATTTTATAGAGAATCCAATCTAAGCAAATTGGATTAACATAATTTAATGTGTTATATGTAAAACTATGTCCAAATTTTGGAGAGTTAAATGATAAACAGTTATTATGAGATAGGGTATGAGGTCAAGGGGGTGAAAAGAGAGAAGGAAAGTTTAGTTAGTTTATATACAAATGAGTCTAGGAGGAAGGCTGAAGAAGTAAGAGATATTTATTTATATATCATTAGGAGGATTTTAAGAGAAGCGAGCAACAAGGAATTATTTTTGAAAAAATAATTATTGACGCATTAGTATTTTTCATATATTTGTACTGTAACATAATTTATGAGAGGTAAATATCATGAAAGTTTCAAAAAAAATTCATCTTCAATCTCTTTTTCATCTTGAAAAAGCAGTAGAGAAATGTAAAAAAGGGAAATTAAAGTTCCTTCAGATTCATTATTCTATTGAAAGTGAAAAAGGTGAGCCAACGATATATACTTTTATTGGAGGAAACCGAGATGAAGCTGAGATTTACAAGAATTTACTTTTTATTAAAGTCGCAATCGATAAATCAATCGAGACTGTTTATATAGAAGCGATGGGCTCTTCTGGAATGAATAATGAATCTAATAAAAATTTGAATTGATTATGGGAGAACAATATGAGTCTTTAGAAGCTCACCTTATCATCTTGCGATCTATTGAAAAAGCAGTAGAGAAATGTAAAAAAGGGAAATTAAAATTCATTCATATTCATTATTCTGTTGAAAGTGAAGAAGATGATGATGTGACTATGTATACTTATATGGGAGGAGCGAGGGATGGGGATAAATCTGAGATTAAAAAGAATTTACTTATTCTTAAATTCTTGATAGATAAGTCAATAGATGATGAGAGAAAAGGTTTAAAAGGTGAAAAGCAGACTAGAAGCAAAAGAGCAGGAACAATTTTTTAATTGGCTTTCTCTCGCCTATCCTAATTTTAGGAAACTTTGCTTTGCCATTCCGAATGGGGGTAGTCGTCATCCATCAGAAGCCATGAATCTGAAGAAGCAGGGAGTGACTCCAGGAGTGCCAGATGTATTCTGTGCAATTCAGGGGACATTAGAGAGTCCTGGTCTATTTGTAGAGTTTAAATCTGGAAAGAATAAGTTAACTAAATTACAATCCGAGATGAAAGATAGATTGGAGAAAGAGGGATATCGATATTCGCTGTGTTACAACTGGATAGAGGCCAAGAATGATTTCTTAGAGCATGTTGGCAATAGGGGGAAAAGATGAGTTTTTATGAAATTTTAAGGTTTATGTTATTTATTAGCCTGATTTTACTTTTTTTAAACCAAGGCAATCCTACGTTCGAGATTTTTCCGTGTATTATTTTTTCCTTGATGGTTTTAAATGGTTTTGTGGTTTTTATACGTTTTGTTTTGGAAGATAGGAGAGAGTGGAGAGAAAAGAATATTGCAGAGAAAGCTCCCATTGGATTCAGAGCGGGAAAGGATTTTAATATTTACAAATGTATGAGCTGTATTATAATTGTTATCTCTGCTTTATATTTAATTGGGATTTTTCATTAAGAATAAGTAGAGCATTTGAGCGAGATGATGTTAGACGATATTTTAGGGATTATGTTTTGCATTAGTGCTGTTTTGTATTTGATAAGCAAGGACAGTATTTTGAATGATATTACAATGATTATTTTATCTTTGATAATCTTAAATATTCTTAGAAAGTTTATACTTTTTATTTTTAAAAAAGTTGGTCGGGGATGAATTTGGAAAAAGATAAGCCTGTTATTAAATTTGTTGCTAGGCATATCTATGGAAAGGTTTATCTTAAGCCTAACTGTGATAAGTCAGAAGCATTGATTGAGATTTTGTCTTCTAATTGTCCTCGTTCTACTTTAGACCCTAAAGAGCTAACTAATATTTCCAGGATGGGATTTAAGGTATCGGTTACAGGGGATGTTAAATATCTTAAGAAGGATTTTAAGGATGAGTAATAGGCAATGTTGGTTTAAAAAGAAATTATCTCAGTTATCTGATATTCTCAAGACGGACGAGGTTAATCCAGACACACCAAATATTTTTGTGGAATCGTTTGAAGAAATCGTTAGGCAAAGAAATATATTTCTGGCGATTTTTGTTATTGAGAGCATAATTTTGATTTTTATTATTTTTTCATAGGGAGATGATTATATGAGTGAAAAAGATAATTCTGAAAACTTCTTGAATTCAATTTTGGAGTTGAATGGTAGGGAAATAGATACTTTAGAAAAAGTAATAGATAAGCTTTCGAGCAGAGTTTGCATTCTAGAGTCTCAAAGAGCAGTTCTTATTATTGTTGTTATGTCTCTCCTGGGGTTTGCTGCTGGATTATTGTTTTATACTTATAGTAAGACAGGAGATGTTTGTTTGAGTTGTTGGGATGAAACCAAGAATGATTAAGGATGAAAATAGATATGGATAGGGAAGATATGTATAAATATGAAAGCCTAAAAGAGCTTAATGATTTAAAATTACAAATAAGAAATCTTAGAGACTCTATAGATTCCATTAATTTACATGAAAAAAATAAAGATTCTACCCGTAGATTTTTAACATGGATTTTGGCTGTGGTAGCGGGTGCAATATTCTTCATTTTATTCTCGCTCTACGTTAGACCCTAAAATAATTAAGCCAACTGGCCATCGTGTTCTAGTGTTTATAAACAAAAAATTTAATAAAAGTTGTACAGGTCAACTGTAATCATTAGACATCTCTCCTATCTACTGTAATTATAGGCTATTTTAATATATAATAGTTAGTCAATATCATGGAAGATAGGTGACAAACATGGAAGATGAAAGTCAGATAACCAAAAATGACGCAAAGAAAAAATCAAAGCGTAACTCTTTTAAAGAAGGAAATAAGGTAGGAGTTAGGTTTGGGGAAGGCCAAAAATTAGAGAACAATGGAAGGCCGAAGGGGGCGAATAGTTTAATCGATAAAGCACGCTCTCTGATGCACCAACAAGAGAAGAGGTTCAAAGGCAATCCTGTTATTGAGAAAGTCAGACTGGCGATAGAAACTTATGCTATGTCTGCAGATAAGATAGCAGAGGAGATAGTGAAACTTGGACTGTGTCAAGAGATAGAGCCAAAACACCGATTTGCCTTTTTGAAAGAAGTTAACATGCGTATTTTTGGACAACCTAAGAGCTCTATTGAGGAATGTCTAAATCAGCTTAATGAGCGGATGGACAAGCTCTATGAGTTGACGATGCCTTTATTAGAAGCTACTGCTATTGGGGATGGCGTGGGCGTGGTAAGAGAGCTGATGAAGCAAGGGAAGTTAGAGGAAGTGGTGAAGGAGATTGAGGATGAAAATCTGAAATCGAAATGAGCGAAAGAAGCGCATCTTATATCCTTCTTGAGCGCTTAAAGTGTCAACAATCTCTGCATGAGTTTTCAATAAGAGCATGGCCTCAAATAGAAGGCTCTAAGCCTTTCATTGATGGATGGCATTTAGGCGCTATTTGTGAGCACCTAGAGGCAGTTACGTCTGGCCAAATAAAAAAATTGCTCATTAATATCTCCCCAAGAACAGGTAAGACGAACTTCATTTCAGTGATGTGGCCGGCGTGGGTATTTATTAACCATCCTTCGATGGGATTTTTGTTTTCTTCCTATTCAAAGCAAATCTCTTTAGAGCATTCTCGGCGATGTAAGATGTTAATAGAGTCTCCGTGGTATCAGAACCGATGGGGACATATTGTTAAGCTCTCTCCTGACCAGGCTAGTAAAGGACATTTTGTTAATACTGCTTTTGGGTATCGGGTAGCTACCAGTGTGGGGGCTGGTGGAACTGGATTAGGAGGAAACATTATTGTTCAGGATGATACCAATAACGCAAAAGATGGTGAGTCTAAGATAACCAGGGACAGTACAAATGATTGGGTTGCACGGTCTTGGTCCTCTCGATTGAATCCGGGAGGAGATATTTCAGCACATGTTATTGTTCAACAAAGAGTTCATGAGATGGATGTCTCTGGTTTTACAATGAGTCAGGATACTGATAATGAATGGGTTAGGCTTATTGTCCCAATGGAATTTGAACCTGCTCGTAGAGCGAAGACCATTGCCTTGCCTTCTACAGAAGGGAAAGTATGGGAGGACCCCAGAACAGAAGAGGGAGAGCTGATGTGTCCACAATACTTAGGAAAAAAAGAAATTGCTAGTTTAAAGATATCGTTAGGTCGATATAACTACGCGGGCCAATATCAGCAGCGTCCGGAGCCAGAAGGGGGAGGGATTATAAGAAGAGAGGACTTCCGAATATGGACAAAGAAAGAATTGCCTCCTATAAAATACATGGTTCAATCTTGGGATACAGCCCTTACCGATAGAGAAACCAGCGATTACACAGCCTGCACCACCTGGGGCACCTTTTTAGATGAGAATAAAGTCCTAAATGTAATTTTGCTCTATGCGTGGCGAGATAGGGTTAACTATTCCCAGATGTTAAAGCGGGCAGTTCGACTTCAAAAGAATTGCAAAGACATTTACGAAGAAGAGCTGCCCGCTGATAGGAACTTTAAGCCAGATGTCATTTTGATAGAAGCAAAAGCAGCGGGGCATCCACTGATAAGCGATTTGGTTACAAAAGGAATATCCGTTAGGTCTTTTAATCCTGGTAAATATGGAGATAAGACTAATCGGGTTCATTTATCTTCCCCCTTTATAGAGTGTGGAAGGGTATGGGTAGCCTCGCAAGAAGGCATGGTGATGCCAGATCATGAAATGGTGATAGGAGAATGCGTTAAGTTTCCTAAAGGGGAAGCAGATGATTTGGTAGACACACTAACTCAAGCCATTTTGTTTTTATCTAAAGAGAAAGGGATGTTGACGCATGTTCTAGAGTTGGATTTCAAGAGAGACAATTATGAAAAGGAAAAGATGCCTGGATATAGGAATCCAGGAAAAGGGAATCGATAAAATGGTCATTTGTTTTTTAAGGGCATTGATTCTATCTATCATTGGACTAATTTTTATACTAAAAATGTTAAATAGGCCGACCATTAAAGAATATTTTATTTTTTGTTTTTTATTTTCAGAAGTGATTTTATTTATTATAATATTTTATATTGGGGCTGGATTCATATGA